CATAGTCTAGCAGCATTCACTGCTGATGATCAGTTCAAGTCCTATGAAGATCTTAAGTTTAGACTTGAGAGCACTTTGAAGGGTAACTATACTAAACCAGTGGACGCAGAAACATTTGGTGAAGAAGTAGAATCTACTCCTGCACCTGTTGCTTCAGCACCCGCATCGGTGAATGAAGAAACTGATACATTGTCATACTTTGCACAACTTGCAAAAGATGACTAAATAATGATGACATCTTTCGTGCGATGTCTACATTCGGAACTTACAGACCCCTTCGGGGGTCTTTTTTATTACATGTTTATATCTGACGCTGATGTCGCTACTGTGGTTATATTTCCTTTATTAAGAACTTGGTGATATACTTCTACAAAATCTTCTATCAAATCTGGTTTTACGATTTGTATTGTCTGTTTCTTTGCATTTAAATCAAACTCATATTGTGCATTAGTTATTGATACTACTGGAGTAGCAGTAACGGTAGTAGATCCATTATAATATACAACTTGGAAGTTAGATGGAACAATTTTACCCGCAGGAACGATCACATTTTCATTAGCATCTTTTACTTCTGTAGTTATATGATGTTTAGTTGCTTGACCGTTATCATATTTTGCGTTGATAAACTCTTGTAGTTGTACAATGGACTTTGGCCACTGTGCATAGTAATCAGTGATATCATTTATAATAAGTATAGTCCAGTTATAAAATGGATTACCATAATATTGTGTTGCTATATCTTCTGGTCTCTCTCCATCACCAACAGTAATTTCTGTAAAGATAGTTACTTGACTTTTAAATTCAGTAAGAACTTGAGCACGTCTCCATATATTTTTTACTATCAGAAAATCTGGATCAAGAGGTTTTGATGAGAAGTTGTATAGTAATTCTGGTAATTTGTTTATCATTAGAATGAAACCTCTGGTGTATTATCGTTACTTGTGTCTCTTGTGAATACTCCACTATTTGTTTGTAAAGGATTTCTTCCCTTTTTAACAAATGATGCACCTTCCATATCCACACGTGTAAGTTTGGTTGTCTCTTTGAATGTTAGTTCCATAGTGACAATAGGAATAGTTCCATCAAAGATTGTTTGCATCTGACCAAACGGTGTAGTGTTTATTGTCAAACCTGTTAATGCACATAGTTTTGTTCTAGGCATCATTGGATGTTGTATTGGATCTCCTAGTGAATCTCCATTCTCATCACACGCTACAAACTTAGGAGTCAATACAAATACATCTGGAAATGTCAACAAGACTGCAGAACCTTTACCATTCTTTGAGCCAGGATGCATACCACGTTTGAACCACTCTATTATTTCTATAACTCTATTACTTTCTGTTTTATTTCTTGATGCCAACTCAAATCTAAAACCAAACTCTCTGCCCTGCATTCTTTCAAAGAACTGTATAGAGTTTTCGTTCGGTGCTAGTCCTGCCAATCCTGCAACGTTCTTAGGACTTAACTCACTACCAATTTTAAATGGATCAGCAGCTTTCTTCATACCACCCACTACACTTTGAACGAGTTTACTTGATTTATCTGCTTGCTTCTTACTGACATCAGTTGCACCAGTTAATTTACTAATCTGATTTTGAATTAACCCACCAACTACACCACCAGCACCAGCAATTCCTGCATATCTAAATGCTTCATCTGCTGCTAATGCTAGTGTTCCAAGTTTGAATTCATTATTCCAATCTGCACCATACTTATATTGAAACTCATTGGGTAATGGAAGCATACACTTACTTGCCATTAAACCTTTGTTCATTCTATCTTGTAGTTCTTTTTTTCTCTGTTTTAATTGACCTACTGTTGTTACTGTTCCATCTTTTAATTTAATTTTTTGAGAATCGTCGGCAGTTCCAATGTCAACAGTTTTGTTTCCTCCAAAAATATTTTTAAAACCTGTGTTGTATTTTGTTTGATATAAATTGATATTATCTCCAGTACTTTTTGTCCCACTAGAACCATATGCACTTGCTAACCCATCTGTAGCTTCATCTACTTTCCGTGCTATAGCACTTCTACCAAGAGATCCAAGAGCATCGTTAAAATTTGCTGCAGCATATTTTTGTGCAGACTCATAGGAAAATTTCTCTATCTGTATAAAAGAAGCATAAGGAATCGAAGAGAGACCTGTTGGATATTCTGTTACGGTATGTTGAGTTGTCATTTGTGATGAAATTTTTCTATGGGTAGCATACTTAGTAGTTGCACTTCACTCTCGGAAACTTCAAAAAAGATGCTGTCTGCTCTTTTAGGTATGTAGGCACGTAAAGTCTTTTTAGGGAACCTTTTATTATTTAGTGCCTTTAATCGAGCATTTGTAGTACGTATGTAATGAACGTTAGCACCAATCAAGTTATCCTTTTTGAATTCCATGGCATATATTAAAGGATACTCATCCCATTCTTGTAGAGTATCTCTAAACTTTGGATCATATTCAAAAGTGTAAAACTTATTTTTCTCTGGTGCATCGGTAGCATCATCTAGTAACACATTAAATACCTCTTGTCTTAATTTTGCTACGGTTATCTTATTTCCTTTTAGTTTTTCTACCAGCGGGTCGAATCTGGTCTTCTGTGAAGATTCTGAACTCGTATCCTTTGTCGATGCACCAGTCATTTGCAGCTTCCCATTTTGTTTGGTTAATTATATAAGTCTTTCTCTCTATGAGAAACTTTTTACCTTTACTTTTAGGTGGTTGAGTTTGTATTTTGGGTTTTACTTCAATCACTTCTTTGATTATCTTTCCAGTTGTAGGATCTAATCTTTCACAATAGAAGTCTGGAAAGTATCTATGGAGTTTACCATCGTAGGGATTTCTATATGGTATAGCAATCTCTTCTGATGACCATCTGTGTATTTCTTTACGAGTGTCAAAGTAAACCATGACCTTTCGTTCCCATAATGATCTAAAGACTACCTTAGATGGATCTCCGATGTATTTCTTGTAGTTTCTTACTTGATACCTACCTTTGTACCCATTGAACATAAATAAACATATCAAACCATAATAGGTATTTATGGCAACCGCAAGAGGACTACAGAATTTTATGCAGGCTGTTGGCAAGTCTGGTGGAATCTCTTCGTCTAACCTATATCAGTTCTCGTTTCAACCAACTGACAAACTCATAAAATTTTTTGATGATAATATTGGTCAAGAGTTTTTAAAGTTGACAGACAATGGCGATACGATGAACCTACAATTGTTATGTAATGAGATACAGTTGCCAGGTGTAACGTATTCTGCATTTGATATCAAGTCAGTACACAAAGGTATTACACAGAAACATGCAACTGCAAAGGTATATAATGAACTAGATGTTAGTTTCTTTATGGATGGAACATCGTTACCACTGAGATTTTTTAGAGCATGGCAGGACTTTACACAAAATGGATCCGCACCCAACCCTGAGTTTTTCTATGATGATCAAGAGTATAAGAGAGCATTTGCATCTAATTACTATGAAGATTATGCATGTGATATGTTTATAAGCAAGTTAGAGAAGTTTCAAGGTGCTGCGGACGGTAAGAGAGACGACGACGGAAATGTAATAAAGGACGACTATCTTAATCCATGGAATGCTAGGTTAGTTAAAGCATATCCATACACTGTATCATCAATTCCATACTCTGCTGGTGCTGCACAACTTGTCAAGGTGACTGTTGGATTTTACTATGAGTATAGTCATTTAATAACCACCAGTTAAGCTACTATATAATATACTGAAATTATAAATTATGCCATTACCTGAGATTGCAACGCCAGTCTATACGTTGACAGTCCCTTCTACAAAGAAGAGAGTAAAGTATAGACCATTCCTCGTTAAGGAACAAAAGTTATTAATATTGGCATTGGAGAACGATGACCAAGAACAAATATTAGATGCAATAACTAAGACTATTCAAAACTGTCTGCATACAAAAGTCAATGTAGCAGACATGGCACTGTTTGACATAGAATTTTTATTCTTACAGATACGTGCTAGATCAATCAGTGAAGAGATTGAGATGAAAGTTACGTGTGCTGATGATGGAGAGACAACTGTAGATGTAAAGTTTATGGTAGATGATGTCAAAGTCAACTTTCCTAAAGGTCACACCAACGTTATTAAGTTGAATGATGAACTCACTGTTGAGATGAAGTATCCTGATCTAGAATACTTTACTAAAATCAACTTTGTGGGTGAAGAACCAGATCCATATCAATTAGTTGCCAAGTGCATCAAGAGAGTTTATGTGGGTGAGGATGATTTTACAGCAGATTCTGTTGAGGAATCAGCTAAGTGGGTAGAGTCATTAACCAGTGCACAGTTTGATATGATTCAAGCATTTTTTGAGACTATGCCATCACTTAGGCATGTATTGAAGGTGAAGAACCCAAAGACAAAGAAGGTAAATGAGGTTGTATTGGAAGGATTATCTGATTTTTTCGCATAGCCCTCTTCCACGAGGGCATCATGGTATTCTACCAGACAAACTTTTCTCTCGTTCAACACCATAAATATAGCTTGACAGATATAGAAAATATGATCCCGTGGGAACGGGAAGTATATGTGAACATGTTAGCAACTCATCTCCAAAAGGAGAGAGATCGTATCGCTGAACAAAACCGACGCTAATGGACACTTCCATAATCACTAATTTTTTCAAGAAGGCAGCAAAGAGTCTTGCTACTGGAGTAGCTGCTGCTGTCAGCAGTTCAGATGAAGTTAGATTAGTTCCTGCAATAGCACCTATCCCTATAGATGAGGTAAATGAACAATATGGTAAGGCAGAACCTGTAGAGAGACCGAAGAAGAAAGAAGAGAAAGACAAGTATGAAGAAGCAGTAAAGGACGCAGTAAAACAGATAGCATTTAAAAAGAGTATGCCATACCAACCAGAGGTGGCATTGCAGAAGGGTGGTATCGTAAAGAGAGAAACTATTGCAAAGGTTGGAGAGAAAGAACCAGAGATAGTAACTCCTATTAGAAATTATGGCGAAGTAGTAGAGAAGATATATCAAGAGGGTGCATCTGTACTCATAAGTTCCTCACTAGGTTTCTTAAAATCATTACCTCCATCCCCTGCTAAAGGAAGTGTAATAGCAGAAGCAAATAGATTAAAATCTATTTTTGGTATAAGTGACATTCAAAAACCACAAAAGGTAGTTGGATTAAAGGCACCATTGGTATGGTGGGGCAGTGGTAAGACCATGACACAGACTGGCACACCCAAACCAGAAGCACCAAAAGACACTCCTGCAGCAGGAGGAGGTGGTGGTGGCGGTCTTGGATTGATGCGTAATCTTAATAGATTAAGGAAAAGTAAGTTTGGTAGAAAAGGATTAGCAGCACTTGGTAGATCTAAGATAGGACAAAAGGCAAGGAAATTTATAAGACCAGCTCGTAAATTTGGGTCAGGACTGCTGCGTAAAGGTGGTAAGTTATTAAAGACAGGACCAGGAAAGAAAGCAACTCAAAAAATTCTTGCTACTGGTGGTAGAAAGATAGTTAATCAAGTTGGTAAGAAGGCAGCAGGAAAGGTAGCAGGAAAATTTTTAGGCAAATCGTTAGCAAAGAAGATACCATTCGTAGGTATAGGTGCAGGACTATTATTTGCAGGACAGAGAGCGTTAGCGGGTGACTTTAAAGGTGCTGGATTAGAAGCATTATCTGGTCTTGCAGGGACAATACCTGTGCCTGGTCTTGGAACTGCTATATCTGTAGGTATAGATGCCACCCTTGCTGCTAGAGATATGGGTGTATTGCCAGGTCAGAAAGAAGCAGAAAATAATCAATCATCATTGCCAGCACCTGATCCAGAAAAAGATTTTTACGGTAGACCTATCATACTAAACCCATCTACTAAAAAGGCATGGAACAAAGCAGTTAATGCTGCTGCTAAAGATGGTATTGATTTACCCGCTAGTGTTACATCATCATATAGAAGTCCAGAACAACAGCAAGCACTTGTAGATGCAGCAGCTGCTGGTGACCCTAATGCTATCAGTCCTGCTGCTGTTGGCACATCTCCACACGGACAGGGTTGGGCAGTTGATATTGATTACTACTCAAAAGCAAACGAGTGGATGAGAAACAATGGTTCAAAGTATGGTTTCAAATGGCAAGGAGAGAACGATCCAGTTCACTTTGACTTCTACAACAATGAACCAAATGATAAGTGGTTGAAACCTGGCAAAAATACATGGATTCCAAATCTTGATGATCCTGTTGGTAAAAAATCATCTGGATCAATTAAAACTGCATCGGGAACTGGTGATGCTATAAGTGCACCTAATACCAGTGGTGCAACAGACACATTAAATGAGGAACCAGTCACTCAAGGATCTGGTATGACTGGTGGATCAGATTCATCCTCCCCAGTTGTGATTCCTGTTCCTCAAATTAAAACCATATATATTCCTGCGGGTTTGAGTAAAAGGGAAAGATTTGATGAACTTAGAAAACAAAAAGCAATCATAGATCCTCATGGTAAAGGTTCTACCTACAAAGTGGTAACGGTGTATTAATATGTTAGCATTACCTCCAGCTATGTCAAAACAGGGTGGTGGACTCGCAAAGTTCATTGCTAATCCTAATGCCATCACAAAGGCAATGGATATCCCTGCAGCTCAGCAAACTGTTGATGTGTCTGCTGCAGATGTAACACCTAAACCCACAGTAGCACCAAAGGCATTACCAGCAGCAAATCTGGTTCCAGATCCTGTAACTACAATGGGTGTGGATCCTGATAGTGGTGAGTATTTGACACCCCAAGAGAGGAAAGCAAGATTTAAAGCAACGAGAGATAAAGCGAAAGGGTTTGTATCACCTCCCACAAAAGAAGCAAAAGATATAGAGAAAGTAGATACTCTAGAAGATGCAGGGGTAAGTGAAGACGACACTAAAAAGAAAGTCAAGAAAGATCTAGAGGATGAGTTTGAGATAAATCCTAAGATGAAGAAAGCATTTATGGATGCTCTTGCACTTCCTGTTAAATCTGCTGCTGTTGCAATAACTGATCTATTGGAGAAGATCCCTGCACCAAGTAAAGAAGCATCTAAGATATTGAATAGAAATATATCTAAGATATCTCAGTCATTTAAGCTAGGTGCTGCTAGTGCTGAGGTTGCTAACGATGAAGAAGATAATGATAAGAAAGAAGAAGAAGGTAAAGATCCATTAGGAGTATTAGTTTCAAGAGCATTCAATCTTGCTAAAGGTGCCATGGGTGGTGGCGGTGGAGGAGAAGGTGAACCAGCTGGAGGTGGTGGAGGACAACTATCATTACCCGCAGGACAAGCAGGAGATCCGACACATGGAAGACGTGCACCATACACAGGAACTGCTGATGGTATAGGACTTGGAGATGGATCAGGCAGATCCATGCAACCTATCAAGAAGCGTAAGTCAGGTGGTCTTGCTAAGAAATTGTTTGGCATGACACCTATGGGTATGATGTTCAATGCTGGTAAGAAAACATTTGAAGGTGCTAAGTCACTTACACAATCAAAAGCATTCAACAACATAACAAACATAGGTAAGAAAGCACTATCGTTAACACCTATGGGTATGATGGCAAAGTTTGCTATGAAGGGTGCTGGCGGTCTTAAAAATATATTCAGTAAAGGTGAGCAGACAGTCAACTTAACAGAACTAACTGATAAAACTATACAAGAGAACCGAGAAAGTGCTGATGCTAAGACACAGAAATCAATTGATATCGCTGCTGGCACAGGTGCTGCTATGGAAGCATCAACTCCTAGTCCACCTCCATATCAACAAGAAGGTGGTGCTCTTGCACAACCTAACATTGAGGAGTCTCCTTATCTTGATGTCTATAATACAACTTCGCAATTCTAATGTCAGTCAACTTACAGTCAAATTTTCAATTAATTGATTTCCGTATTGCGGATTATCCCCCAGTAGGTGTGAGTCAGATATTGTACATGAAATACACTGAGGATATCATGGCTGCTACCATGAAAATGGAGGTTCAGATCACCGATAGTGATTCGGGTTTTTTATCAAAACTAACTGGCATGGAGAACGTATTCATTCGTGTTGCCGACAGTGACGGAACTGCTGAAATTGGTGGAGACTTTGTGATATATGATATACAAGATAGAAGGAACGTGCAAGGAAAATCATCTGCAGTGTTGATGCTTTGCACCATAGATTTTTTAAACAACGCTGGCAATAAACTGTCACGTAGATTTGGTAAAGGTAAGGGTAAAAAGATAGATGAAATTGTTAAGAAAGAAATACTAGGAGATTTGATAGGTGTTCCAGATTCTAAGTTGGCAAAGTTTGAACCTTGTATTAACAATTTTTCATTTGTATCACCATACTGGAATCCATTTACTGCAATTAGATGGTTAGCTGCAAAGGCAATACCAGCTACAAAAGGTAGTGGTAAAGCAGCAACTGCAGGATATGCTTTTTATGAGACACGAGCAGGATATAATTTTGTTTCATATGATTCTTTTGCTCAGGAAGATCCAGTTACAAGAATGATTGTAGGACATGAGGTTGGAGAGTTAGAAGATGAAGATGATTTGGGTATCACTCCTGTTGATTCTATAACTATCGAGTCATCAGTTGATTTGTTGAGGGGTTTGAATCTAGGATCGTATTCTAGTAATGTAATGACACTAGATTTGAAAGACATGAAATATGAAGAGTATCCTTTTAACATCAATAAATATTATGATAGTATCTCAACATTGAATGCGGGTGCTACTCCAGAATTTTATGAAGGGTTCAACAACCAGAGAACATTTAGTAGAATCATGTCTAAGATATCTGACTCTGCATTGTTTACCGAGGGAACATACACACAGGGATTTACAAAGCAACTTTCACAATCTAGTTTAAGGGAAAAATTATTTTACAGTAAAAAAGTTGTGGTAGAATTAGTATCAGACTATGCATTAGAAATAGGTGAAGTTGTGCAGTTAGATATTTACAAAGGTGGTAGAGATAGAGAACTAGACTATGCTAACTCTGGTAAATATGTTATTGGTAAAGTTGAAAGAACATTCAAAACCAGTCAAGATAAAATGACCTCCAAACTTACATTATATACTGACTCAGACGGTCAAGAATTATGAACGAAAACATTGCTAATTTTATAGGAAAGGAAGGATTCAACTGGTGGGTTGGACAGGTGGAGAATGATGGTTCAAAATATTGGAATGCTGATTTAGAAGATGGTAATGGTGACTTTGACTATGGTGACTTTGATTGGACTAACAAAGTAAAAGTTAGAATCATAGGATACCACAGTCCTAACAGAAAAGAGTTACCTACGTTTGATCTACCATGGGCTCAAGTATTGATGCCCCCAATATATTCACAACGTTCTGGTATAGGATCTATTCATCAGTTACAACTCAATAGTTGGGTGGTTGGTTTCTTTATGGATGGTGCGTCAGCACAGATTCCTATTGTTATGGGAACTATAAGTGATGAGAACCCAGACAGCAGTTATGGAGTTGAGGGTGGTAAACCTCAAGGATTTGCACAAATAGCAAGTGTAAATTATAAGGAAAAAGATCATGGCACACAAGGTAGTTCTGCAGCTAACACTGGTAGCACAGTTCAAAAGAACGAAGAGACTGGTATAGATGAAGCACCTACAAATAATGATGGACAAAACACAGAAGAAGGAACAGAAGAGACTAAAAATGAACGTGGTAAGGCAGAGGAGAAGAGTGAGAAGCAGAAAATAGCAGACGAAAAACAGAAGGTAACAGTCCATGTTGGTAATGGTAAATGTGGATCTGAAAGTGCTACTAAATTAGAAGCACCTCTTGC